GCACTATTTTGAGTCATTACCCCAGGAGTAATATTAGCCTTTTCTACATCAGCAAAAAATTCTGTTCCCCTTTTAGTTATAATAGTATCAGTAACTTCTTCTATTAATTTTGGATCTTTTAAAATTGACATCTGCTGTTCAGTGAAAGCTTTTCCACTTTTAGTTTTACCTGCTGCAAAATCATCTATCATTGATTGAGTAGGTCTAGCTTTACCTGCTCTAATATCTCTTAGGATAGAAAAAAATTCTTTATCTCTTTCAACAATTGAAGCAGCTTGTTGAGCTCCTGTGATTGTATGCAAACCTTTACCAGTAACTTTGTTGTACATTTTTGCTAAACCACCAGCCATACCAAAACCAAGAACTTCACCAAATCCCCCTTGGATAGCTCCTCTAGTAACTTCTTTTACAATACTCTCTCTAGGATCAAAAGTCTGTGCAATACCTGCACCAGCCCCACCACCTATTGCAGCACCTGCTGTAGCTCTTCCAACTTTACCTACTGTACCAGCCGATATATTTAAAAGAGGTCTAGCTATTCTTGCTACTCTTGCAGCCATTGTTGCTGTTACCGCTAAAGAAGAACCCCCAGAAATAGGAGCCATTGCTATCCCTGCTAAACCACCAGCTATTGATAAACCTACTTCAGTTACTATTCTCCCAAAGGCTGGGCTCTTTAAAAAACTTTCTGTATCCTTATTGTACTTTCCTTTTTGTGCATCACTTAAAACATCTTGTGGAGTTATCATCATTTCTAACTCTTCATCAAAAGATATACCATCTTTACCCTTTAAAGATTTAGCTCCAAAATAAGACTCAATAGCTAATGCTTCTTTTTCAGTAGGCTCATCACCTGCAATTCTAAATTTTTGATCGCTAACTACAATTTCACCCATACTAATCCTTAGTTACCAGTGACATCAATAACATCACCATCTTTTTTAATTGTTATATCTTGTGTAAGGTCTAAATAATTTGAAGCACCTTGACCTGATGATTCCATAATTTCCATAGCTGTTGTAAAGTCAGCGTTATTATCTTCAGCAATTGCTATAGCATCTCCAAAGTAACCATCTAGAGCTAGCATCTTACCTTCAAAGGTAGCTTCCGTATCCCCTACTTGAGGAATTAATCTTTCGATTCTTGCTGCTTCTTCTTCAGATACAGCCGCACCAGAAATTGCTTGTGTTACAAATGAAGTAGCCGCTTGTATTCTAGATTTAAAGCTACTATATCTTTTTGCATATTCAGAACCTCCTGCTTTTCCAATAAAACCTTTTATTCTACCGGTATCCATAAATCCAACAGGTTTATTTAAATCCATATAATCTTTCTGCACATTAGATAAAATTTTTCTTACTCTTTTAGCACCATCTCTAGATTTAAGCTGTTCAGCGGAAGGTTTGCTTACAATATTTATTTTTCCATCTGCACCCACTTGAGCTACTGTTCCTTTAGATAAACCATATTCTTTTAATTCAGTATCACTCATAGTTCTAAAGCCTTTTCCACTAGCTGCTTTAGCTTTTTCTATAGATAGAACAGTCGCAGGTAATTTAGCTATACCCTCTCCTAAAGAAGATAGAGTACTCCCTAAACCTGAACCCTTACCTTGTAATAAAGGAGCTGCTAATGTTGCTGCGTACACAGCTTTTTCTTTTCTACTTAAAGCACTTAAACCCCCTTCTTGAAATTTTCTAATTTTAGGTTGTTGTGATTCTAGGTATCTTTGTTTAAATAATTTTCTATTTAATACTTTATCCATAATATTATTTACCTCTCGGTTGTAACATATTATAAGCCGAGTAAGCACCAAGCCCTGTTCCGACAGCTTGAGATAATGGATTAGCTCCGGGAGCCGTGGTTGCTGTTATTGAACTTTGAGTTGTTGGTAAATTAGTCATGATACCTTTTAAGAACTCTACTCTTTGATAAGGTTCATATGCTTTTTGTAATGCTGTTTGTCTTGTAGCCTCTAAGCCTTGTTGACCAACACCTCTTTGTAATGCTCCTGCTGCCATCTGTTGAGATATATCACCTTGAGACATCTGTTGTTGTTGTTGACCTATCTGACTTTGAGCTGCACCTAGTTGACCATAAGCTTGACCTATCTGACCCTGTATTGATCCTAGTTGACCTGCTGACTGACCTAGTTGTCCAAGACCTTGTGCTGCTGATAATTGAGTTTGAGCTTGTAGACCTTGTTGGTTAGCAGCTAATCCTGCTGCAGTTTGAAAACCTTGCCCTAATGATTCTCCCATCTTAGCTAGTGTCTGACCCTGTAGTTCTGCTTGTTGAACACCTTCACGTCCACCACCGTAGGCTCCAGAATTAACTGCATTAGCCGATATTTGATTAGACATAATTTGTCCCTGTCTACCAATTTCATTAGTTACATAAGATTGATAAGGATTTAAAAATTGATTTATATTAGGAGCCGCTGCACCAGTTTGTTGGGCAGCTGTAAATGCATTTTGAGCATTTCCTAAATAACCTGAACCTGCTCCTAAATATCCAGCAGCATTTCCTAAAGAACCTGTACCAGAAGTTAATGATGCCAAACCTGCATTAACAGAAGAGCCACCTATACCAGTTGTTGCTGATTGTGTAAGTCCTGATTGCTCTAAAGGTGTTAGAGGTGCAACTTGTTGTCCTGGTATATTTACAGGACTTGTTGCTAGTTTAGCAGCTTGATCATATAAACTAAGTTTTCTAGCCTCTACTTCGGGAGCTTCTCTTGCAATGTTTGTTTGTGTTCCAGTTGTAGTAGAACCACCACCTCCGCCGCCGCCACTACCACCGCCACCAAATATAAAACTCATTATTTAATCTCCTTAGTATATAAATATCTTTTAACTTCCCAGCCTTTAGTTTTTAAAAAGTTTTGCCAACCAGGTCTAGCATGTACTGCAATTTTTTTAGCATTATTTTGAACAGCTAAATTCTCTATCATTTCTGCAGCTTCATCTTGCCATAGTTTTCTTTTTTCACCTTTTAATAAAATAACTTCTACTTGTTTATAGTTAGGGAGGCTCGTGATCCGTGTAACAAAAGTACCGAATACTTTATGCTTTTCACCGTCATCAGAACCAAACATAACAAATAACTGTAGATGACCTAAAAGAATTCCCTCTTTTAAATCTGTAATAGACATAGGGTCTCCATCATATTTTAAACCCTCTCTCAACATAAACTCTACTAATGTCCAATAGTCGTTTAATAGTTTAGGCTCAATGTATAATACACTAACCTGTTTTTTAATTTTTCTTTTGTTTTGCGCCATCAGTTAACTCGTATATTCTTTTTAGTTGTGATTGTTGATTGTAAAAAAACTTAGCGCCTTTTGCTCTCATATCCTTAAAATCGCTAGGGCTTGCACCAGACATAATACCAGCTCCCAAGATTGCATCTGCTCTAGATACAAACTCTCCATCTGCTAACTGAGCTAACATAGTATCTTTATCTTTATCTCCCATACCTGTTTCATCTTCTATATAACCAGAAGCTTTTTCATAAAGAGAATAATCTTTTTCATCTTTAACTATTTTAGAAGGTAGATACTGAACGCCACCACCTTGATTAAATTTTTTAATTTCTGCTATTCCACCTTGTGCTGCATAAAATGTATTAGCATTAGGAAAAGGATTATAGTTTTGATTGTTTAAAGCGGGTACGAATGCACCTTCTAATTTTCCACTTTCTCTTGCATAAGCATCTTTGTAATCTTGTTCCGAGAAAGGAGGTTTAACATCTTCTGCATCTGTAAATAAAGATTCAACTATTGGGGCTGCTGTTGTTGCTGTAGCTAATTGTGCAAAAGGTGATAGACCTCTAAATCCCGAGCCTTCTACAGCTTCTACTGCTTCTATACCTTTTTCAGCATCGGCAGCTATTGCTTTTTTACCAGGTGTACCTAATAAAGATTTAATTCCACTTCCTGCAGTTGTATTACCAAGTTGACTCATAAGGCCTGTACCTTCTAAAGCACCAGCCCCACCACCAAATTGAGATATCGCTCCTGATCCTGGTAAGCTAGACATACCATATAGTTGAGAGCCACCTCCTACAAGTAAGGCATCTCTTAATGATCTTTTAGTTGATTTTCCTCTAAGTTTCTGTACGCCAAACGTGGCTAATGCTAATGTAAATGGATCCATAATTTAATATATAGTTTATGGCTAATTCTACCATTTTAGTCTATCCGTTTCAACTCATCAGCAAATCTTCCTGAATACTGGTGCTCCCCTACATGGCTTATGTAGTCTTTAATATAGGCATGACATTTACCACCTAAAGCTTTCCATCTCATACAGAAAGCAAAGTCTTCTCCGTGATAAGTCTGTGTCTCTGGATCAAAGTGAGTATCAAAAAAATTATACATATTAGGTGTCTCTACAGATTTACCATTAATAATAGTATTCTGTTTAATTTTCATATGTGGATAGGATTCAATCATTTTTTCAATAGTAGATCTTTTAATAAGCATACACCCTGTTGGTGAGTGTGTAAGTTCCATAACTCCATCAACTACAGCGATGTCTTCTATATCCTGTATTTTAACGGGGTAATTATTCATAGCTAACATAAGATCTCTACCACTTTTTATCTCCCCTTCTTTAAACTTGTGATAACCTTTATCCCAATCAAAAGTCTTTAAAGGGTAAGGAATAGATATAACATCCTTATCTTTTTTTAACATATTATAAATAGACTCCGGTTCAAAATCTATATCAGAATCTATAAACAACATATGGGTAGCGTCCTTATTATTTAAAAAAGCAGCAGCACATAAATTTCTCCCTTGAGTAACTAAAGAAGATTTTAATAAATGAAACATAATTTTAATACCTTGAGCAAAACAAAACTTCTGCATCTCTAATAAAGATTGAGTGTAGTGAATAGATACATCGCTGTGTACTGGAGTAGCTACCATTATACAATATTCAGATTCATTATTTTTTTTAGGATCTTTATTTATCCAAATAGGTTTCATAGAATCATTAACATCTACATCTTGACCCATAGTTTTTTTACCTGTACTACTTTTTGTTTCTTGCATTAAGAGCTCCTGTTAAAAAATTTGACCATTCTTTACCCTTTTTTTCCCATGAATAAAATCTTTTATAATAATCTACCTGTTTGTCTAAATGATCTTGTATGTAATCTTCGTGTAAATAATCTGCAGCAGTTTCAATTGCATGAGCAAAAGCAATAGCTAAATTGTTAAAGTTTTTTGTATAGTTTACATAAACAGGCCACTCAGCAAAAGTTTCAAATAATGCACCATAGTTTGTTACAATACCATGTAGTCCTGCACTGGCAGTTTCAGGCACACCAATACAAAAAGTTTCTTCCCATATACTTGGATAAACCCACATTTGATAATTAGTCATATTATCTAATATATATTGGTTAGGCTTATAACCTATATAATTTACGTTAGGTAACTGTCTAGCTTGTTCATATAAATCTTTATAGTTATCATCGTTAGCTTTTTTAAAATCGTCACCATAAATTTGAGTACTACTATAAACATCTAGGGTAATATTAGGATTTTTAATATACTGCATTGCAGCTAGCATTACATTTAAACCTCTCCATGGAGTAGAGTGATGAAGTAATTTTATAGGCTCTCCTTTTTTGTATTTTTTTCTTTCAGGAAAACTGTCAACACCATTTTTTATAACAATAGATTTGTCTTGTGGTATATCATACATCATTCTAAATTTTTCATAATTCCAATGACTATTAAATACATACCAATCATATTCATTATGTCGTTCTGGATTAGCAAAGAACTCGTGTAGGTTGGGTTGATCCCAAGAATTTTTTTGCCAAAGTATATTAAGCTTATTAGGATCTAATGGGATTTTTCCTGGAATTGAAGTACATAGCTGTACTTGATCTAATAATTCTTTAGGACAATATTTTTTTAATAATTCAACTTGAAGTTCTGTTCCACCTAATGGTTCCATTATTTGGTTTTACCAAATATAGACAAAGATGCAACTGTTATTTCAACATGTTGTGAAAAATCTTCTTCGGTAGTAGGTGTATTAGAGTCTGCTACATCTTTATCAAATTCAGCTTTACTAGCATATACTTTTCCAGTAGATTTGTGTTTAACTATTTCTTTTGCTACTGCTGGTATTACTTCTACTTCTTTTCCGTTTATAATTTTAGTCGCCATATTATGCTCTCCCTTGTTTATTATATTTTTTATAACTTCTTTTTTCACTTTTGTTAAGTGTTTTTTTATGTCTACGAGGCCTTTTCCTAGCCTGGTCTCTCTCTACATATGCTGAAAATTTTTTAGCCATTCTCTTGTGATCTATCTAAAAGAGCAAAACTAACAGCACCTGTAATTGCATTACTAGCATTTGCTTGTATTTTTATAGAATCCCCTGCTTCTAAATTTAATGTATCAACAATCATATTACTCATTGCTTTATTTAATTCTGCAAAACCAATAACAGTATTAGTACCTGATTGTTTTTTAATAACAAGATCAACATCTACATTACCAGCTACCTTGTGTACAGCCTGTACAGTTTTGACAATAGCTGTAGCTGAAGTTGATATACTTAACACTGTAGTTAAATTAGTGGTAGTTAAATTAAATTCTGTACTTTTATACCTTACTGTCATGTTAAAAAATAATTAAATGTGTCTTGTTCATTTTTCAATTCATTTTGAAAAGAAAAATTAAGTTGTTGTTTTACAGTTTCTAAACTTTCTAAAATCTGTCTTTGGTTATCTACTTCATAGACTTGTTTAGGTTCTGGTATATATGCCGTTATCTTAGCCATTATCTTATTCCGTCTGGTTGTGTGTCGGCCCTGAATGTACCATATCTCCAAGTTTGGTCAACAGCATCGTTCTCTATTTTTAAAGATGCAAAACGAGCTCTAGCTCTAGTATCTTTTTTTTGTGTAGTTGGGAAAATAGTAAAAGGACCCAAGGGTGAACTAACTGAAGTGTCACTTGGAAATTTTCTTAAATTAATTGTTATCTTAGCATAACCCGTTAACAATTTAAAATCAGGAACAAATCTTCTCATCGACATTAAAAACTGCCCATTTCCTTCTACATCTAAATCAAAATCACCACTTTGAATAAAGGCATTAATAGAAACACTATTACCTAAAAAATCTACTTGGTTGTTTCCAGTTTCGTGAGCATAGTAAGTAGAAGCCCCATTAATTGCTGTTGCTCCTTGTATGGTAGGAAAGCTTGGTATATTTGTTTCTATAAAATCAGTAGCGTATGGAACTTCAAATAAAGTAGCATCAGTCCAACTAGATCTATCTAATGATCCTGTAGCCCATGTATTTTCTTCGTAATTATAAGTAACAACTCTATCGTTTTGGTCAGAACCATTTTTAGGATAGAACCAATTAATTTCACTATATAAATGATTTAGTCCTGCATAAATAATATTACTACTATTATAAGCTAAACCTAAGTTATCCCCTTTATCTGTAAATACAAAGTCTTCAACTAAACAAGGAATAGCCTTAACTGTACCATCAAACATAAAGAATCCACCTTCTTCCGCCATCCAGTAACAGGCTCCGTTAATAAATCTTAATGCGTGTTGGGCAATTAAACCACAGTTAGTACCGACCTGTCTTATAGAAAAAGTAAAAGGAGGTCCTACGAATTGCATTACATAAGCTGAAGTATCTGTAAGAATTAATATATAATCTTTACCTTGTATAGACCCTACAATTTTAGTACCACTATCTAATCTAAACGTACCTGCAGTATTAGTTGAGGTTGGTTTATAATCATTAATATTTTCTTGATCTGAAAATCTAATAAACATTTTATCTTGAGTAGTGTTATCAGTAGTATTTGTTTGAGTGCCTAATAAAACTAAATGTCTATCTCTATCAGAAACAATAGACATCACTGATTTTTCAGGAGCATTAGTTACTGCTGTAGCCCTTGCGGATAAAGCTCCACTATTTGAATGCAAAGGAGACCATTCAAAAGTCTTACCATTTTTAACTGTTGCAATTAATTTTTCTCCAAAATTATGTAAAGACCAACTAGCAGGTTCAAGAGTTACTTCTGATGTAGGACTTTCTTGACCCCATCCTACAAAAGCAGTAGAATTTTGAACTGTTGCTAAATTACCGTGAGCCGAGCGTGTAGAACCATTTGCAGCTCTAGTTATTCCAGTTATTTTAAGTCCCGCTACACCTGTATAAGAAATAATTTCTGTACCCGATACTAATATATTTCCTGTTGTTGGAAAACCTGTTGTACTGGTTAATGTAATTTCTGTAGCAGAACCATTATTACCAGCCGTGTCATTTGCTAGTGAACCATTTAATGTAGTAGTTGCTGCTCCTTGAACAGTTCCACCATATAAACCTGTACCAAAACCAAAAGCTCTAGTTTGAAATAAAGGGCCAAATGTTATATATGGATTAACAGTGGCCGAACCACTTGCAGTAGCTGAAGCTCCTGTCCCTACATTAGGTAGTGTAATTGTAAAACTATTTGTAGATGCTGTAATAACTTGAAAAGTTGGGACGGTAAAAACTGAAGCTACCCAAATATCTGTTCCGCCATTTGAAGGTGGTGTAATTGCTTTAAATGTAAATAAATCTCCAGGTAACATTCCATGAGCATTAAGATTTACAGTAACAGTCGTAGTCCCATTAGCTGTAAAGGTTGCTCCTGTTTGAGATGCCGCTAAAGGGGTAACATCATAGAAAGCTCCCTCATAATAAATAACTAATAGTTTGTTTGTTCCTATAGCTACATATTTTCTAGAATCTAAATCAGCCCAAACTAACTGATCTCTTGCTGCACCTACCATAGTGGTATTAGTTAACTGAGACCAACCCCCTATTTTTTCAGGTAAGCCGTATCTAAATCTTACAAAATCCCCATCAATCCACTGTCCAGGAGCTCCTGTAGGAGTAGCCTGTTTGTTAAAACCTGGTGATATATTTACTTCCTGTAATGCCATACACTTATTTTACAACAAAAATTAGTAGTAGTATAGAACTTGCTATTTTACAAACGAAGGTATACCTAACATAGGTCTCTTATCAAAACGGTTTCCTTCAGCAAAGGGACCATTTACATGGTTATAATGAAGAAACACTTGTCCACAAATTTCCCCTTCAAAAGGTTCTCGCCAATGTTCTAATTCACACCCACTATATACCAGCATATCGCCAACATCAAGTAGGACTTTGTTGTTTTCTATGAAGATTGGCCATGGCTCACCACCCAAGTGAATAGTAGTAGATATCTCACAGCTTGGTCTGTCTTTATGTTTCTTTAATTCATCACCTTTTTTGTAGGCTCTTGCGTATGAATAAGTAGGACATAGGTCTAGTCCAGTTTCATTTTTCATAATTGGTAATACTTTAACTAGTAGTGTTTCCATTACTGGATCTGCGTAATGAGAATATGTGTTTGGGATTTGCTTATCTGCCCATGTCCCCATCATACTATTATCGTAGATAATGTTATTATCATACATAAATTTAACTGCATCTCTTTTAAGTAAGAAATAATTAAATATAAAATTAGCCAGTTCATAAGAAACGGCTTTTTTAATTACTTGATATTTATTACCATTTTTAAAACTCATACAAACATTCCTTTCTGTAAGAAATTAAAACTTACTGATATTCTTATATCATTAGACTTATTAATATCAACGCAATGGTTAAGATAGGATGGAAACATAATTAATTTTCCAGTCACAGGTGTGTAATGAACTTCTCTTAAAGCATATTGAGGTAAGTTTTTAGCTCCTCTCTTTGGCGACATCATTAAACCAACAGATTTTGGATCTTCTATTTTTAATTCACCACAATTCTCTGGTGTCTTTATGTAGTATACTCCTGACCACAAAGAATTTGGATGCATGTGTGGCCTATTATACCCACCTGGAGGATTTACATTTGCCCACATATTACCTAAAACAGGTTCTGATAAATAACCTTCCTTTTCATATATATATTTTTGAGCTGTGTAGAGATCCTCAACTAAAGGTTTATACTCTTCTTTAGTATACATGTTGTCTTGAGAATGCCAACCGTCTACATTAGTTCTATCTATCCCTTTATCTTCAGACCTCCATTTTAAAATATGGTTTTCTAAATATTTATTAAAATTACTATTACCTATATCAAAACTATAAACAGGAGTTGCAAAATGTAAGTCTTGTTTCATTTAAACGAAGGACCCCCAAACCACATAACTAAAGAACGCCTAATTCCTTTTGTAACTTGAACTGCTCGATGCCTACAGAAAGATGCAAAAAATACAGCGTGACCTTGTTTAGGCCTAACAAATTTTCCATCATCCATTAACTCTAGACCCCCACCTTCATACTCGTCATCTGGAGATAAAGCTAATGTCATAGATATTTTTCTAACAGGAGGTTGTTTTTCCATAGTAATATCATTATCCACATGCCAACTATAAAAACCTCCTGCTTGATATTCTGTGTATTGAGCTAATTCAGTTATACACATTCCTTCAAAACCAAAATGATTATTATTAGTTTTCAACATTAGTTCTTCAATTGTTCTATACATTGGGATAGCTTTATCAAAGGGAATCCATGAAATATCTGAAGTTCTTTGTTTTAAATCTACACCACCACCTTTAGAATTTCCGCCCACTTCAGCATTTTTTTTAGGTTCTTCTCTTCCCATTTTAATTATTTCTTGGCACTGTTCTGGAGTAAAAACAGGGTCGTTTGTTCCGACAATATAAGCTTTCCATTTAGGTTCAGTTATAATCATGTACACCTTTTCCTTTATTCTTTATATTATTAGTGTCCACATCAAAATTTGCTGCTAAAGTTCTTCTAACTTGTTTTGTTCCATTGAAAGGATAAACAACATGCCTCATATCATAAGGAAATACATAAAAATCTCTTAACTGCATAGGGGGTTCATAATCTATTTTAGCAAATTGACCTGAAGCTGATCCGAGCATTTGAAGTTTTCCATTTTGTGGAGTATCTTCCGCTGAGTATTCTTTACCATATGTATTAGGTAACTTTAATACCATAACTGAAGAAAGCCCTGTAGAAAAAATTCCTGAATGAGTATGTGCAGGATTATATTCGTTTTCTTTCATTTCGTTAATCCATATAGAATTAATATTATATTTATAATTTTTAATGTTATTAAAATTTAAATAATTTTTATAGCAATCCTCAAACCAGCCTAATATGTTTTTAGGTAATGAGTTTTGGGATAATTCATGATCAAATAAAGTATGTTCATTTTCTATTTTACCTATTAATTTTTTGTTAGCTAAAGGAAGTTTATTAATATTTTTTTCATAAATGTGATTAATTATATTAAATATATCTA